AAGCAATGGTCATCGTCTGGTGCCTGCCGCAGCGCCACGAGCACAAGGTCTCAGCCGCCTGGTGGGACCTGCACCACCGGATTTGGCGATGCAGCATGTGTGGGTCGAGGACGCGGGAGCTGCGGCGGGTCACGGCTCCAGAGCCTGACGGCGGCGCAAAGTAGCGCTCACCTCGTCTGCTCTGAGTGCAAGAAGTCCCAGCAGGCTTCCGATATCGGGGCCCGCCTCTGGCCGTAAGCCAGGATCTGGTCCAGGCATTGGCTGAACATCTGCGGAGGCGGCGCTGGACTGTCGTGGAGCGGCGATCGGCATGCCGGCTGACTGGCACACCCGAACAGGCTGAACAGGATGAGCAGCCCGGTAAAGGCGAAGATCGGCGAGTTCTTGGTCATGGGAATGGTCTGTCTCGATGACACGTTTTTCGACCTCGACTTGCTGCTTGATGACCCGGGTCTGAACGATCGTGTGCTCGGTGTGGAAGCCCCAATACCAGACGGCCAAGAGAAGCAGGCCGATGACGATCAGCTCGAGCGCCCACTGCGGCAGCCCGCTCCAGCCGAGCACTCTGGCGATCAGACTCACCGAATGGCCTCGTTCGCAGGCGGCGGCATTGTCGGCGGGATGCCGAGCAGGCGCCGTACGCGGGTGTAAACAACCAGAAGCCCCAGCGCCGTCAGCGTCCAGTGCGAGATATGGTCGAGCACCGCGCTCGACGGCAGGAATGCCTTCAGACCCGGCCAGCCGTTCACCAGGTCCTCGGCGTGCTCGGCGAGCTGCGAGACGCCGGCGATCGCGAGGGCAACGTACGTGGTGGCCTTGGTGCGCGCCTCGCGCAGGAAGGCTCTGAGCTTGTCGATCATGGTGGAGTCACCTGCGCCTTCTTGAATACTGTGAATAGCCGGCGCATCCAACCATGCCCGTAGGTCTGGAGATTCGGGTTTCTGGCGTAACGCAGAGCCCGCTGCGCCATGATCTCGATCGGGTCATCCGGCAGGAGCTTCGCGAAGTTCGGCCCTTGGTTGACCGCTGCGTCGAATACGCACAGCGCGAGTTCCCACCGCATGGAGTCGCAGCCGGCCGGCGTCCAGAAGTCCTCAAAGTAGATCGCCTTGGCCTGCTCGAGCGTGAGATTCGCTATGTCCAGGTTGGGGTATGCGCGCTTGCTGATGCCGAACTTGGTCTCACCACCAGGATCGCCATACCCTGACGAGTAGCCGCCCTCCTCGCCTACGATGATCTGGAAGGCTTGGTCGAAGAAGCTCACAGCCGCCCCGTGAGCTTGCGCACCGTCTCGGTCTCCCAGATGCGCACGGCAGTCCAGATGATCGTGAATAGCGCGGCCACGGACGGCAACCAGCCAGCGAGCGTGGCGATGAGAGCCCCCACAGAGGCGGTATCGAGTGCGACTTTGATTGGGTGGTCATTCATGATCTCATGTCAGTGTCGTCGTATTCGGTTTCTTGGCTACGAGGTTGTATAGCGAATTCGTCCATACAACGTACTCGTGTTGGTGAAATTGGCATCCGTGAGGTTAGTCGTTCCTCCGGTGCCTTGATTCTGCACATTCACTGTCGTTGCGCCCTCCTGCACAAACATGACCGGAGCCGCCGTCAGGCTCGCCATGTTCTGGTAGTAGTGACAGATGCATCCGCCGCTCGCCCCAGCAGTGTTCCCTGACGTATATGGCAAACCGCTAATCGTAGCGTTTCCCGTCGCGCTGCCTTTGCTTGTAAGAATGATTTTGAATTCGCACTCCACCATCTTTCCGATCTTCGTATAGCGGCCGAGCTGCGCCGAATATGTGATACCGGTGGTTGCGCCTCCGAAGTTTAGTGTTGGAGTCCACGTACTGGCCCCAGTCAAACTGCCCGGCGATAGGCCGGTCATATTCATATAGTTGTCGCCGATGACGGTGCATCGGCTGACTGCGCCAGAATCACCAAAGATCGGCGGATTGCTACCACCATTGTTGAACATCGGCGCGATAATCGTGCCGCTTCCGGCACCGGCTTCGAGTTTGACGTGACCTACAGATGAGTTGTCGATGTAAACCGGTGAGGCAATCGAGTAATTACCCGATTGAACGTCCACGTAGCCATTCGATGAATTGTTCCCGTGCGCCACATGGCCGATAATCTGCACCGTGTTGACGTTGTTTTGCGCCGTGGTGTTGATCCTGATTCCGGCATCCGCCTGCTGTGTCGTCTGCGGGTTAATGAGGACGCAGTTCGCCATCGAACCGCGCAGATAGAAGCCAAGGCAGCCAGATCCCGGCTGGTTGCTGCTCGGCCCGTCTGCCCCGCAGCTCACCAAGCGCACATCCTGCACGCCATTCACGTCAAAGCCGGTCTGCCAGCCGTATTCGAAGCAGTCCTCCCACTTCATCCATGTGGAACCCGACGTCGTGTAGAAAGCGGTGCCAGTACGCACGAGCAGCGCGTTTGTAGTAAATGACTGGTTCGTGGTCGTGAACGGCCACATCTCACACGACTCGGCGCGGCCGATGTCAAACACATTGGCGACTTTAATCCCGCTCGTACAATCGCCATAAACGCGCCGAAAAAATGGCCGATTGAGCGAGGTCGCGCCCGTGCCATCATAGAGCGTGGCGAATCCGAGACAGAGGACGTCCTCGAGGCGGAAGTCGCAAGTCGTTGCGGCCGGCGTGAATAGCGTTCCAGCGAAGGCGTTCACAGCGTTCTGCGCAACAGTCGCATTCGCGAACGGCATCGGATAGGCGCCCAGAGGACTCAATACCTTCGCGATGATCAAACAGTTTCGAACACCGCACCGGTTGTTATGCGTGATCGTCTTCGTCGTGTTGACGATCAGTGTCGAGGCAAAGTTCGTCGGCGCATAATTGCCATCCGTGCGCTGACCGGGATTCAGCTCGTATCCCACGAGCATAACGTTGTCCGGGATCGTGAGATTGTTGTCGATCAGGAAGGCGCCGCGGAAGTAGACAATGCCCCCCGCAGTGCCCAGCCCCGCCATCGCATTGGTGAACGCCGTCGTGCTATCCGTCGCGCCCGTAGCATCTGCTCCGTAGCGGGCGACATCGATCACATTCGGCAGCCCGAGCTTGGTGTAATCAGTCGGCGTAACTCCGGCTGTGATCTCCGTCGGTGTCCTGGCGTAGTAGATGCCACTCGTGATGCTGTTGATGGGCAAGCCATTGATGGACGCCCAGCGCAGCGCGCCACTGCCCAGATTCAAGGTGTTATCGGCATTGGGCAGAAAATCGACCGTCATCTTGCCCTGGCCATCCCTGGTCACCGCATTCGACAGACCTGCGGCGAAGCCGTTATCCTCCTGGTCCATTTCCGTGGCATTGATATCGAGCGAATTGGCCGCATCCGCCGTCCAGTTGTGGACGCGCACGAAGTTACCGTTCCCATCGTATGGCACCGCAATATCTCCGACTATGAAAGAAGCTGTTTTCTACGTTCTGACATCGATGTTCTTGGATAAAGGCCAATACGGATCCATTTTGGTCTCCCTGCCGCATGAGCCTTCATCTTGTGCAGCTGCGTTGAAACAAGATGCTCCTTTGACATATTCTGCAAATTGCATGACTCGCGAGCAGGTAGAACAGCTATTGCTCGCATGGCATTGCCGATTGAAATACGCAGGTGTGGCCGCAACAACCAAGGATTCAGAAAAGCTAGCGGAATACTCTTGTTTTCCATGAACTCCGCTGTACTTCTCATTCTCGTCGCCATAGGAGCCGCTCTAGCGGCCATCATCAGCGGCATCCTTTGGTTAGTCTGGCCGCCGCTCGCCGTTCTTCTGATTGGTTTGCTCTGGCTCATGGTATTGCGGGAACCTGACGAGGAAGCGATGTATAGGCGCCGAGAGCGGCGCCGGACGAAAGGGGCACGGAAGTCCGGGGCAAAGCATTAGCCTGCCCGAGTTTGCCCAACGCTAATTGACGGGCAAGATACCGAGCCGTCGGGATTGCGGCGGCCCCCGCCGCGCCTGCCACTCCCCAATGCTGTGGAAGATATTCGTGAGCGGCCAAAGCAGCGGCCCCAATACTTCCCCACATTCCGAGATGGTTGACTCCGGCGCTATGAGTAGGCTCTGCGAAGGCACGGGGGGCCTGTCCCGCAGCATCAGCTGCAACCTTGAGCCCTCCAGATAAATAGTCTCCGCGCTTGAGTGCCGCAACGAGCTTCGGAGCTACAACGTTCCCCGTTGTAGGATTTCTCGAATCCTCAACAGTGGCGATTTTGGCGAACGTCTGTCGTGAAGCTCGATATCCATCGAGCAATTGGCTACCCGATCCTGGGAGCGGTACTCCAGCAACCGACTGCTGCTTCGATGAGAGGCTATGTTCGATCGCGTTCTCGATGACGTTCGAGGCGCGCCGGTACGTTCCCCCTACGCCTGAATTCCCTGCGCGGTAAGCTTCGGACGCCTTATCGCGCAATTCCGCGATGGTGTCGATCGCATCGGAAGCATCAAATGTCTTGTTCTGCTTCAACTCACCGATGATGTTCTCGAGCTTCGAATCTCGAAGACTCGCAGCCAAACGCGACGCGCCTGCCTGCCTGGAGAGTGCCGCATCGAGATCGCGAGCAAAGGTTGGGGGCGCCGTGATCTGCCCAGCGCTGCGAATAGCATCGTACCCAGGAGCGGCCAATATCTTTGCTTGCGCGATATCTGCCTCAGTGATTGGGCCTTTGGCAGCCGGCAGTCCCATATCAGTACGAGCTAGTTCGTTTGTGACCGCCTGGTTGTTCAGTGATGCATGCTGCTGTGTAGCTGCTTTTCCGGCAATCGATTCCAAGATCCGATTGCCTGGGGTTGGATTGGTGGTCGCCGGCGGGAATTCGTAGCCTGCTGATTGGCCCGCAGTAACAGCATCATTCTTCGGCTGATTCTCTGGGATCGGCTCTCCTCGACCGCGAGGCATTAAAGCCGTCGTCGTAAGTTGCGCGGCGATCGAGGCGAGATTGTTGAGCCCTTCATTCTTGCCGAAGGGTTTATTTTCGGCCACGTACTGACCCGCAACTGCACCTGGAGCCGCAATAGCGGTCGAGCGCAGTATGCTCGGAACAGATCCACCTCCGGCCAGCGTTCCCGGAATTACACTGGCACCGGCGCTGAGATATCGTGAAGCCGCATCATCCGGACGTGTCGGCTGCGTCGTCGTAATTGGGAGCTTATCCATAACATTGGTGAGCGCACCTCCTACCGCATTCGGATGCCAGGGCCGGGGAAGATCGGCCCAATCCTTCCCGCCCAAGTAGTGTGCGCCGATGTCATAGAGTGAAGTTCCAAGGCTTCCAACGTTTGCGACGAAATCGGCCGGCAATGTCGCGAGATAGGCGGCACCTTTCAGAAATCCGCCTTCGGCCGCCTGTAGCCGATCTGAAGCCGTTGCGGGCGCTTTGGCTATTTGCAGCTTGGCAGGCGGCGTGATGTCATCAAACGCATTAGCACCCTTTGTTGTAGGAGTCGGCAGAGGCGCTGGTGTTCCATCCGGAATGTCATCAAAGGCGTTGGCCATCACTCCCCCGGATACGGCAACCAGCCGTATTTAGCTCGGAAGTCTTTCGCCAAAGCCGGATTCTGTTGCAAGCGCTCTAGGGCAGCCTGCGGGGTCGTAGCTTTGGCTGCAAAGCGTGTTAGGGGGAAATTCTTCGTATACCAACTCTCAAAGCGTAATGGATCGCCGCCCTGCGCTCGATACTTATCGTAATCCTGCGCGCGTTGCTGTGCGTAATGCTGCTTGATGTCGTCCTGCTGCATTAGACTGGCGATCGCGTCACGGGTCATCGCCGTTGACGGACTCAGCTCCTCATGCTGAAGCCGTACTTCCATCTGAGTCATGCGTGATCCGAAGATAGCCCGTGCTCCCTGGAGCGCCGATTGCTTCAAATTCTTATTGAGTTCCATGGTAGGAGTAACACTGCTACCGCCCGGAAGGAGCGACTCGGGGACGCCCCACTCTTTGAGTTTGGCGCGATTTTCCGTAAGCCATTCCGAAGCAGGCCCTACCTCCGCCGCGCCGAGAGCTTTGCGCGCCTCGTTGTTGTATTGAAGCTTTTGATCGGCAAGATCAGCTTCCGAACCGAACTTATCGACCAATTCGGCGTGTTTCTTTCCAGCGGCCTGGAGCGTTCCTTTCGTAAATTCATCCGGCGCACCGAGGGCACTCGAAACAGGGAGCTTTGGCATGCTCCCCCAGGGGCTACCTGTCGGGCCTGATTCTGGCGCGGCTCCGCGGAAGGATCCGCCAACCTGCGGCGCACGCATTCCGCTTGCAGGGTTAGAACCCTGGGGACCACCTACAACCGTAGTTCCGCCACCTTGGTTTGGCAGAATATTGTACTTGCCTTCGGTTTGCCCAAGCGTGGCTGCCTTTTCAGATGCTTCGATCGCCTGCGCAGCCCCTGGCGCCAGCGCTTGTCCCGAATATCGACCCTGACTATCGTAGAGATTGACGCCGCCAGTGGTGGTCTTCGGATTGACACCTATGACTGCATTACTCAGTGGATCACGCTCGATTGAGCCCTCGCGTTCCTCGATCGGCGCGATGTAATTCTGCTTTTCGACGTTACGCTGAATAATCGCCTGCCGTTGAGCAGGATCAGTGACGCCAGCAGCCTGCACCAGTCTTTCAAGTTCCGTCGGAGCATAGCGTCCAGCAAGCGCCTTTCCGTACTCCACCGGGCCCATCATCCCCAGGAGAGCTTGAGAGGTACGCGGGTCGCCCGTCAGCAACATCGGATTCGGTGCGCGAGGTTGAGGCGCACCGCCACTGACCGCCTGCGAGAATGACTGTCCGTTGCGCGCAATGAGCGGTTGAACGGACTGCTCGTTGGGATCGGCCGGCGGCGGCGCGAGGGAAGGCGCAGGAGTGGCGCTCGATGCGGGCGCACCCGAAGTATCCCCACCACCGTAGAGCCCCTGGAAATAGCGCTGCTGCGCCTGATTGGCACCCTGGACAGCCTTTCCAGCCAGTAGGGCTGAAGCGAGCGTCGCGACGTTCTGCAACCCGCTCCGACGCGGGACCACCTTCATTGAATTCCAGTCCGCCGGCGTTTGATTGGCCTGCTGGAACGCGCCCATAAGCGTCTGCGCAAGCATCTGCTTGCGCTGCAGATCCAAGTACGCGGGGTACTGACTTGGATCGAGATACGGCGGCTGAATGCCCGTATCAGGCATTGACGCCCCCCGGCATCTGTTGTGCCTGGAGGGCCTGCGGAAGCGCGTTCACGCCGCCGATCATGTTCGGCTGCAGCGGCTGCTGGGGAGCCTGAAGCTGCTGCGGATTGCGCCGGAGCGCGGCCATCAGCATTAGCTTCTGCGCAATATCTGCAGCGCCCTGCCCTTGCGGAGCGATCTGCGGGCCAGGTTGCTGGCCACCACCGACGTAGCCGCCCTGTGAACCGCCCAAACGGCTGGCGAGCATTTGCGCCATCATTCCCGGGTCTGCGCTCATTTGATCGCTCCGTAATTGACCATCTTGGGGCCACCGCGACCGCCGAGACTGAACACGGCTTCCGGTTTCTGCTTCTCCACGTCCTGGGCCATCACACCCATTTGAACGCGCGGGTCGCCCTTGAACCGGTAGGTGTAGACCGGAAGCCCTTCATCGGTCTTACCGACCCGCTTAATGTCTTCTTTCAGGCGTTTGTCGCTGAAGAACATTGCGGCTGCGAGAGCAAGCGACCCCAACGTGCTTGTTGTGTTGTTGTCCGAAGCGACGTTCGCGTTGTAACCCGCGAGTCGCCCCTGATACTGCTGGCTGAAGGCGCCAGAGATATCGGGTGTCAGCGCCGAGGCGGTCGCTGGAGAATTTCCCTGGAGCGCCTCAAACTCACTGATAGGTGCATTGCGCACGGCCAACTGATCTTGAAGCGACTGACTCCCGAGGCCGAAGAGGCGCGACTGCTCCTGGCCGCCGCCCGCAATGGCCGAATCGATCGCCTGCTGATTGGCGAATGTCTGCTCGCGGCCGAGTTGGTCCTGCGCCTGTTTGTAGGCCGCCGACCCCGGCATGATTCCTTGATTTGCAAGGCGAGAATCCAGTTCAGATTGCTGTAGTTGCTGCTGCGGCTGGAGATACGCCTCTTGCTGGTTGAACAGCGCGTTGCGAGTCGTAGCGAGATCTTGGAGCGTTGATGGACCACCAGGCATCCCGGCGATTCCCGACGTATCGATCGGCTGCTGCAGAACGCTCTGAAATTGCGGCGCGAGCTGTGTCACCTGCGTGTTAGGTGGCGTACCTGATCCTGCGCCACCAAAACCGAATGGCGCCCCACCCGATTGATTCTGAACTCCGTTCAGATAGAGCGTGCCCAGTCCAAGCGGAGCGCCCGCAGGAAATGGAATGCTTGCAGGAAGACTTGGCGCTTGCGACGGCGGCGATAACGCCGGACTCCCTGTAGTAGTCCAGGACGTGCTGCCTAGCGGGTTTACCGAATTCGTGCGATTCAGGTTCGCATTGAACTGCGCCGTCCCTGTCCCGAGCTGGTATTGAGCTGCGGCCTGCTGCCAGGGATCCACGGGTTGCGGGGGCGAGCCGGCGTCCTTCGCGAGCGCAACCGGGCCATCGTACTCGTAGGACTCCTCCTCGAGCACTTCGAGCGTTTCCCAATCGATAACCCCGCGCGTAATGATCTTCACGGCGGTCTCTTCAGGAACCGACAATCGGACTTGAGCAGTCCCATGACAATGACATCCCCGCCGTTCTGCGCAGCCTGTCGAAGGCGTCCCTCGACCCTAAATCCAAGGTGCTCGCAGAGGCAAATTGACTTCGTATTCCACTCCTCCACCATGGCCGTAATCCGTCTAACTTTGAGTTGCTCGAATGGATACCAGAGCACGCAGTAGAGAAACCGCCGCGTAAAGGGCACCGCCAGTACGATCGAAGCGACAACATTAGTCGGCGAGGCGTTCGTGTAGACGACCGCTCCCTTGAGCTCGCCGTGGCGCTCATAGCCAATGGCTTGGTAGGCACCGCTCCATCCGATGAAGTTCGGCATGCGTTCCTGGGCCCACCGGGCAACGCGTTCTGGCTCATTGAAGATGAGTCGGCCGTCATAGGGCTCCCGCTTCCTCAAAGAGGTAGTCGATCGATTGCCACCGGACAGCGATGTTTGAGATCTGGAATTGGAGGCGACCGCTTGCGGCATAGCCGATACCTGAGACGCCGATCCAATCGGCGAGTTGTAAGATGGGGAACGTGCCGCCCCATGGAGTGATGTTCCACGGAGACGTATTCCAGGGCGCGGTGAGTCCGCTCGTAAATAGTGGTCCCGGGTTCGATACGTCCTGAAAATCGAGGTTGAGCGTAATGGAAGGGCGGATCTTGGCGCTTGCCTGGAAAACAGGCCGCACCATATGGAATTGCTTCTGCTTATGGATATCGAAGTACGAGAACGCTGGCTTGCAATCAACGGTGATGGCAGCCCCTGCATCCGAGTATCCGACATCCGCGAGAGATACCTTCCCTACGCCACCAAAGTACAGCGAATCCTGCTGCACCTCCCAGCACATGGCATTCCAATTGAGGAACCGGCACCATGCATTGCTGACGCTGATGGTATTCATCACCCATTGATGCGAAGTCGAATCCTCGATATCCGGGGCATTCACAATCAGCTTGTTGCCAATCGGGTGCTCGATGACCTGCCAGCCAAAATTGCTCGCGAGGTTCTGCACGTCCTGATTGATGGAATTGCGAATTTTGTCGGTCAGTGTAATGTCCGGTTGCGTGCGATCCGTAAGGAGAGCTTCCGACAGGCGCACCAGTCCGTCAGCACAGAGCAATAGGATGTCAGAGCCGTACTTAGTGTAGCAGCGGCGTCCGATGGGGCGCCCGACGCGGAAGATACCTACGAGCGACCACGTGTTGACCGAACTAGGATCGTATCCCTGATACAGCGCGACTTCGCCTTCGCTCGTGATAAAGGCAGCGTAATCGTTGATTCCCGAAACGTTGTCGATGGTCCATGCAGCCATCTGCATGAGATAGCCACCGAGTTTGAACAATGAACCCAGCGGCAGCATTGTGAGCGCGCCCTGGTACGCCTGTACACCGCTATACCAGACGTTCATGGTGTTTGCTTCGATGTACCACGTGCGCTGCTTGAACACGGTGACCGTAATCAAATTGCTCGGATTGAGCGCACTCCCATCGGCATGGGTACCGGAGATTGTGGTGACAGACCAACCCGTGACTGTCTGAACCGTGACCGAGAATCCCGAGCCCGCGCCGCCAAGATTGGCATTGCTGGCCGAGAGCACATCCCCCACGACATATCCAGCACCTGTCGTCGTGATCGTGACCGACGTGACAGCATTTCCTGCCACAACGATCGTGGCTTGCGCGCCGCTACCAGTCCCGCCGGTCAGCGGAACGTTGGTGTAGGTCGCATTGACGTATCCTGCACCGCCCACGAGTGTCGTAGTCGATGCGATCCCGCCCTGAGCCGCTCCGTCATATCGGCGAGGAGGATTTGCGCCGTTCACGCACAAGAGAACGTTTCCCCCGCCCGCATTGAACATGGAATGCTGCCAGCGGCTATTAGACATTCCCGAAATGATGGCCGCGCCAACCGCCCCCTGTGCAGTGATATCGAACAGACTACCGTTGCACCATGCGAAAAGCTTGCGAGCCGATACGCCGTTGTAGGCCATGACCGTCTCTACGGCGGCGTTCGGCAGTCCCGTTGCCCAATCCTGTCGTCCTTTTCTGGGTTCAACATAGGACGGCTGTGGGAACCAATTGTCCATGACCACCGCATCAGTCGGCGCCATGTTGGCAAGCGCATCCCGCGCGTTTAGTCCGCCGGTCGGAACGGGACGCGTGACAACAATAGGCTCCTGTTGTCTATTGGGTCTTGGGCGGCCAGTGGAAACCCCGAGCATTATCCACCCGGATTACCGCTGATGGGCCATGCACCCGCGGGTACCACGACTCCCGGATAGATGTCAGTCTGAGCGCCCGCCAGGTTCAGTCGGCCCTTGCTGCCATCGCGGCTGATTGCATCCTGCACAGCCTTTTCGTACGTCTCGAAGTCTTCGGAGTAATCGAGTTTGTTGGCCTTCTTCCAACGCCAGATTCCGCCCAAGATGTGGAAGCGCTCATCGAGTTTGCTGATATCCGTATCGAGCACCATGCTCGACTGCCCCGTTGTGCCGGCGGCATTCGTACACCAATACTTGCTGACCCACTCGAAATAGATCGCAAATCCGGGACTGGGGGCGGGCAACATCAACAGTTGATTGCCTCTCAACCGATACTGGATCCACGGTCCCTGCATGAACTGGGCTTTGAGCTGCTGCCACTCTGCCGGTGTTTTGGGCCCAAAGACGGGACGCCGCTGCGAGCGGTTCCACATCGTCTCATTGACGATGAAATTGAAGTCAGGTCCCGCCACCGTGAGGATACTGCCCTGCGCCTGCTGACCGACGATGCCCACCGTCTTGACGACAATGCTGAAGCCGCTGCCGGTCCCTCCCAGATTCGCCGCCGCAGCCGAAAGCACATCGCCCGCTACATAGCCTGATCCGGGATTATCCGTGCTAATGGTGACGGAGGTCACGACACCAGCAGTCACGGCGATCGTGGCTTGCGCCCCCGATCCTGTACCGCCGGTCAGCGGGACAAAGACGTAGGTGTTGGAGAAGCCGCTCGCATAACCGCTGCCACCGGTCAGCGTGCCGAAGGCGGTAATGCCGCCGGCGAGTCCACTGGTGGCGAAGTTCGCCTCATTGGTGAGAACTTGCCAGGAATGGCGTGAGCCGAGTTCCTGGCCATCCTCATTGATGAGTTCGACAATCTGAAGGACTTTCGGATCGGTAGACGATGCCGCAACGGCCGGTTTGGATCCCAGGACACGAAGAGAGACCGATTGCGCGATCGTCAGTAGGCTCAAGCCGCGTCATCCTCCATGATTCCGCGCTCCCGCGGTGGCCGACCGGGCCCGCGCTTCGGCTGATCGGCGAGCCGATGCTCGAGAGCCGCCATGCGTTCTCGCAGGCTCCGAATCGTCTCCTCCTGCTGCTCAATCCGTACGTTGGCATCGGCCAGAGCCTTTGCATTGATTCCCTTGTCCTTTGCCTCATTGATCCAGCTCTTGGCCAGATCGCGCAGGTAACGGCCATCTGGGCCGATCGAACCGAGGGCCGAATCGGGGATCTGCGCCACATCCTCCACCGTCGTATAGCCCATGGCGGCCAACCGTGTGGACTGCTCCTTGGTCGCTGCCTGCCAGGTCTTGGTGGGCGTGCCCTCGCGCGGAAGCTCGTTGCCCTTCTTCCATTCGCCGTACTGCGCCTCGAAGAAGTTGACCCATTCGAGCGGATACGATCCCGTCATGGCTTGGGCCCGAATCTGCTTCAGCCAGTCCTCGGCGACCTTCTCGAATCGATCCTTGGAGCCGTGCGGTGTGATACAGGCGAGCGTCACGATGTTTGGAATGGGCCGCCCTGCCCGCTCTGACGCTTCTGCGTTGATCCCGAGCTCGCGCTCCTCGAACTGCACAAAGGGAGGGCGTTTGTCTGCGATGCCGATCGTCATGGAGGTTTTCTCCGGTGAAAAGGAAGCGGGGGCTTGCGCCCCCGTTAGTTATGAAGACTGGAAGGCGTGGTACTGGGTGGGACTGGTACAGGTCACCGTGCAGTACGGCGTCGCGGTCGCGATCGAATACGCCGCATTGGTGCCCAGAGCGTTGATCTGTCCACCCACTGGGGGATACAACTTCAGCGCGTTCGCTCCGACGTTGATAACCTCGACGGAATCCCCTGGATTCATTGCCGGTAGGATCGCCCCACTGTTGGCCGACACCGTCGTGAGTCGGTTCGTATCGGCACCCAGTGCCAGCGCGCCGCCCTGCGTTGTGCCGGTGGCTGTGAGATTGTCGGCCACTGTGCCGGCAATCGCCGCGGCCTGAACGGCGGACAACCCAGCCTGAACGAGTCGTTGTGCGAGAGGCATACGTGCTCCTTCAGGTGATGCGACCCTGGCAGAACGGACGATTGAGCTGCACGACGTTGTAGTAGTTCGTCCCGTCGTTGTACGTAGCGGTGAGCGTGATACCGCCGGTAGCCGTGGCCGTCGCCACCGTGCTACTGGCCGATACGCCAGGACCTGCGTACATGGTGAAGCGACGGCCGTCTGGATCGATCGTGCCGACCACCGCACCCGCGGGGATGCCGGTACCGGAGACTGCAGCACCGATGAAGAGCCCATCGATGGTGTTATTGCCCGTCACCAGCACGACACCAGACCCGGAAGTCGTGAGCACGTTCTTGGTCACGGTCGTGGTGGCCGGCAGAACACCGATGAGGTTCTCGATCTCCTTGCCAGCGCTGGAAGCGCCGAGCGTGCCCGCACCGGTGATACCGAGCGGGGTATCCGTGGCAACGGAGGCGGTCGACAGCACGGGCACCAGGCCAGAGACTGCCACCCATCCATACTGGCCAGCAGCCTGCAGAGCGATCGCCACGCCCATCGGGCGTGATTGGTTCGCACTATTCGCCACCGCAGACGCCACAAACACAAAACGGCCGGTGACCAGATTGCTGGCTGGCTTGATGGTGACCGGCGTCCACGGAGCGACGGCGGAGTTGAAGTAGCAGTACTGGAATTCGACGCCGCCCCAGTAGTTGTCGAAGCCCGGCACGATCGCACCAGGCGGCATGAACGGGGGGACCGAACCCGGGCCGTTGTAACCGGCGCCGAAATCTGGATTGCCGACGTCATTGGCACCCAGGAAGTACTCCTGGAGTGGCCGCGCGCCGGCGTAGGGGAACAAAGGACCGTATCGCATCTCTCTCTCCTGACATCCCGGTTTTCACCGGGGTAGTCGATTAGGACTTCAGAACACCCTGCAGGAACCGCGCGCTGGTCACGAGGTTGCCCATCCATAGAACAGGGATTACGACGGCGTCCTGGTTGACGCTCTTCAGCTCTTCCATCACGGTCATGTCGGCGTCGCGGTGGACCACGAGCTCCAGATAGTCCGTGTTGAGGAAGTAGCCGTGAACCGCCGGGATGCCGCCTGAGGAATCGAAGAACACGGTGGCGTTTTTGTACTTCAACGTCACGAAGCCAGCGGTGGCATCGTTCTCCGGCGTCCCACGCGCATCGTCCGTATAGCGCTTCAAGCTGGTCTGTGACTGCTCGAAGTACGTGTAGAGATCGTCCGAGAAAACGATCATGTCGGGCTGGTCCGTGCCGCGCGTCAACTTGATGTAGAGCGCGAGCATCAGTGCTTCGATTGTCGACGGGCCCAGCGTCAATGCCGAACCACCCTGCAGGGGCGCGGCAGCCGATTGGACGAGGTTCTGCCAGAACGAAAACGTGCTTGAGTTGATCTGGCCGACCGTGCCCGTGCCGGTATCGGCGACAAGCGCCTGAATGCCGTTGATCTGGTTCGCGGCCGTACCGTCCGAATAGATATCCCCGGACATGCCGTTCTTGAACGAGTTCATGGCGTTGCGGATCTTCGCCTTGGTGAAGTTGATGATCCGCGACTCGCCCATGTTCGTGCGAAGCTCAAGGCCCGAAGCAGCCACGTTCACCGCCACCTGGCGCCACGGATACTCCGCGGCCGTCAGGACGTCGACGGCATTGATGTTGAGCGCATCGAAACCGGAATAGCGCTGGTAGGTCGAGTTGGTGGCGTACTCGAGAGGCGTGACGATCGACAAACCGCCATCTTCCTTGCGCACCCGACCTTTGGCCGTGATCTTGCGGAAGAGAGCGTTGTGCTTGCTGACGTTGTCAGCAACTTCGGATTCGTGTTTTCGATAGGTCGTGGCCGCGAGCTCGGTCCACGCCTGAAAAATACTGGAAATGCCGGCGGGCATGGCTGAAAACCTCTGCCCGCAGCATCATGAGCGCGGGCGGTTACGTGATGAGTCCCAACTCGCGTGCTGTGGCAGCGATGGTCTCTTCCAGCGTTCCGGGTTTTGCCGGAGTGGGGAGAGAGGCTCGGCGCGGCACATTCACGGAAGCGGCTCGCTTGGCTTCACGTACCCGAGTCTGGTTTTCAGCCCGGCGTTGCGCCTCGAGGTCGCTTGCAGCCTTCTGCTGCAATATCGTGCGAATTTCGGGGTGAGCCCAAATCGCACGCTGGTAACCCTCTTCCAAAGCTTGGGCAGTTGTCAAGGCCGGGTTGGCCTGTTTTATCTGTGGGAGCAGCGCGTACATCTCGTTGATGACATCGCCTACATACGGCCGTAGCGGCTGGCCCTGAGCATCCGTCTCGTTCATCCAGCGGGTGACGCCATTCTCTAACTCGACCTGCTCGCGCTGTGTCCGTTCTGCTTCCTGGCGCTGCTGATTCGCCAGTAATTGGTCGACTCGGGGATCGTGAAATTGCTGTTGCTGGGCATGCTGAAGCTGCTGTCCGGGCTGTTGCTGCTGGCTGAATACGCTCAGATCGATGCCGTACTGCTGAGCGATTTGCGCAATGGCGCCATACTTCTGCTGAGGCGTCCCCACACGAAAGACGGCGGCCGTGCGCAGGAGATCGGCAACCGCGCGTTCCGGCGTACCGCCCTCCGCCTCGATGAGCATACGGTAAGGCTCGACAACCTGGCGCATGCTCTTGCCGAGCTGCGCATCCGGCAGGAGCTGCGACTGACCGGCCAGGAAGTCAGCTTCACGGCGATGAATGGCGGCGCGCGCTTCCGGCGGGATCTTGTCCCAAGCTAGCCTTTCGGTCGGTTTCCACGTCGATGGAGCGCGGTTGGTATCGCGCGAAGGGAGGGCCCCGGCCGCCTCTGCCGTGCTCTCAGGGGCGTTCTCTACCGGTTGCGACCCGGCGGACTTATCGGGACCGCCCTTTTCCGCGGGTGCGGCTATCGGCTCCTTTTCTTTCGACGTTTTAACGAACTTCCCGGATTCGTCGCGGGCGCGCTCAATGGCGGGCGGTTCCTGCGGCTCGGAAGCGGCCTCGGCTACCTGCGGCTGTTCAGCCGCTTCTGCTGGCTCGGGGGCGCCTTCCTCGGGCTCCGCATACTTCTCGCGGATCGCTGCCCAGTCGGCAGCCATCGTCTGATCGATATCTTTCTCAGCCAGCATAGGGTTGTCCTATTTGCCTCGGAATACTCGTCGGATACGTTCGGGCGCTTCGGCCCACGCGCGATGGGCCATCTTCTCGGCCAGTTGGTCCAACTTGCGATCGTTCTCGCGTTGGACACGCTCGGCTTCCTTTTTCTCCTGCTCGAAACCCTCGTAAGGTCGCGATCCGGTACGCTTCAAATCCTCGCGGCGCGCCTTACGCCCCTCTACCCACAGTCCGCTAACGGGCGATTGGTAGCCCGGCAAATCGTTCCAAACTGCGGGCGAAAGCGACTGCTGCGTCGAATCCCATGGCACCTCGACCATCGATTCAGACTTCGGATCCCAGCGATAACGCCTACGCATCGACACCCTCTTCTTCCTTCTCGTAATTCGCCGCCGTCATGGCGGCCGCGGCTTGCTGCGCTTTGGCGGCAATCTCAGCCACCATGATCTTGGTCTGGTTGTTCGCATCAGCGATTAGCCGCTCATTTTCAAGTTGAGCCGCAAGCTTCCTGAGTTCGAGATCGTGCTCGGCCGTCTTGAGCGACAACTCGTGTTGCTTCTCTTGGGCATCCTTTCGGATCTCGATATCGGCCTCGAGCTGCGTTCTGCGCAGTTCCATTTCCAACTCGGCTTGGCGCTGCTGAGCTTGGGCCGCCTGCTCAATCTGCGCGGTCTGCCCGGCGGCCTGGAGCTTCGCTCCCTCGATCTTCTCGTGTGAGGCGGCATTGATCTGCGCCACCTCGATAGCATGGTCCTGAGGTTGCGGGGGTGGCTTCGGCATCTGCATCTTGTCGAAGGCATCCTCGACGGCCGTGCCAAGCCGCGCGCGCCGGATAACCGCCATGACGATCTCTTTCGCGGCCTCGACCGGGAGGGCGCCAGACTGCACCAATGGCGCCAGTTCCATGAGCATCTGCGAAATTGCTTTCAGCAGTGCTGACAGGGCCGTCATGTCCGAATCGAGCATCGCCGCAATGGTCGAATCAGTCTCTACGTCGACCCGGAACTGACGCAGGGCCGGCGAATGCATCATCCCTAGGATGTCTTCCCAGGTCGGAACCTGCAGGGCTTGTACGAGCTCCGGAGGCGGTTGTGGCGGGGGCTGGCCAGGGATCTGCGGCTGCTGCGCCAGCATCTGCGCTTTGATCTGAAGCTCCTGCTTCTCCTGAGGCGTCGGAAACTTCAGATCCGTCATCGCCGCGAATGTCTCAGCAGCGAACTTGCTGCTCATGACCTGAGAGGCGAGCCGCATCAGATCCTTGACGTACCGTTTCACCTCGCCCTGCATGCGCCCGAGCCGCAGCGAATGATAGTTGCTCTTGATCTGCTGAGCGGTCGCAGTCTCATTCGGGTCGGTGGCGCCGCGGACGATGTCGGAAACGCCAGTGAGCTGATCGATGATGGCCAGCTGCTTCTCACGAGCATCGTAGAGCGTCGCCAGAACCGCCTGGAGCTTCTCTACCGGCATCCAAGCGATTGCCGCATCCAGCCCCTTGTCAGACCATTGCTGCGCGTTCTGAACCGGTGTCAGCTCGTTATCGTCGCCCGCAAGGAGATCTGGAATCTCCGGCAGCTTCGAATCATAGATGCCGCGCAGGCGGCAGACATTCACGATGCGATCGATGCGTACCGAGATCTTGTCGAGCTCGTTGGCCTGGTTCTCGTAGAGCGTGAACGGGATGATGGGGATCTGCGACCCGGTATTCTCGATCATCTTCAGCGGCTCGGGGCAGCAGAAGAAGCCTTCGAAGTCGAGCGGGGGCGAGCCATCGGGATTGTCGAGCGGGAATAGGAGCTGCTCGAGATCCTCCTGAATGAAAAACACCCGCTGACCGAGCTTGTCCCAGATCTCCCAAAACTCGGCGACCTTCTGTGTCTCGCCGGCTTCTTCGGTCGGCTTCTTTGGATCGTCCGTGTTCGGCTGGGCGAAGGTAATTGTCGCTACAGCTTCCTTGCCGAACTTCGATTCCGCATCCGAGCGAATCATTTTGTGTCGAAAGCCATTCCACGGCACTTCGTCCCAGGTGCGGCCATAGCCCTGGCGATAATCACGCCAGTCGACGTGCTCGAGACAGGTCTGTTCGTACTCGACCTGCTCGTATGATCCTTCGTCATCCTCATGCGGCTCGCTGCCGCCGATATCTTCTGATTCGACCTTCGGTTTGGTGGGCGCGGTCCCTGACTGACTCAGCTTCGGAACGTACTTGATGCGCGAGACACCGCGGCCTGAAAGCAATCCATCGAGCACGTCATTGCGGATTGCCGCATCCGGCTCGTCTGAATCGAACATGACGAACAGCGAGCGCTCGAGCACCTCGCCAACCGCCTTTCCGAGCGGGTCAGAGTCCCGGAAGCGGCGGCGTACATCAGGGTTTGGCTTGCTGTTGTAAACAGCGGGACGGAGCGTCTCGGTAGTAGCCCAAAGCACGTTGTAGCGATTGCGCTTCTTCTCCTCGCCGCGATAGCGCTTGACGACCTTTTCAGCCTCATCGCGCCAGTCCTTCTCGCGCTTGCTGGCTAGCATTATCTCGCGCTTCCAGCGGCGCGCTTCGGCTGCTTTATCCGTAGTGGCTTTCTCCGCCATTACGGCATTACTTCAATCGCGAAGGCTTCGAGCACCAGAAAGTCCGTCGCAACTGCAAGTTGACCGCCCAGAATCCAAGTCTGAGCGTTGGCGAAATTGATGCTGTTGTAAACGGGAGATCCGCCAGCCGTGCCGGGTCCAAACTGGCCGCTGGCGTGGCTCACCTGAGCCGATTGGCTGCCGCGACAGTAGACGGTACTGAGCACTTCGCACGAAACACTCGTCGTGATCGCGAGGCTCTTAACCGTGCTACCGCCCACCGTGAGGGTGAGAGTCTTGGTATTGGCGTTGTTGATTGTGCCACACAAGGCGGCCGTACGAAGCTCCCCGAGGATTCCGAGCGACCCAGCCGGGATCGAGATCTGCGGTCCGCTAACCGCGGTCGTCACACCGGTATAAGCACCTGGGCCGGTCGAGACGAATGCCGTCGGACTCGCCGGGATGCTCGGCACGCCCGTGGTGTAGGTGTTGTTGAACACCGTGCCCACGGTCGCGGAGGACATCTGGCAGAAGTACCAGCCCACCGATGAGCCGGCCTGAATCGCATTGGCCGGCAGGTAGATATACGCGTTGGCGTAGGTCGTCGGGAGCGCGGTTCCTAGCGTAATCGCGCCGTTGTTCCCCATCGTGCCGGTGGGCGCGATGATGAACGGGATGCCGCATTTCGCCAGAATGTTGGCGACGGCTGAACTGATGCCGGCGACAGCGCGCAGACTCACTGCCCGTCCCCAACCGTGATTCGCAGCGTCGAACCCGTGGCGCCTGCAATCACGGAAATCTGCGTGACACCCGCCGGAATGCTGAACGTCTCGACCGTATTGGCAAGCATCGGGACGCCGTTGGCGGTTGTGAGCCCTGACTCGCTGCCATAGGCCCAGAAGATCTCCTGCGTACCATCATTGACGAAGCGGCCAACTGTGTCAGTCGCATACGGAGCGCTCGGCAGATTGATTTGGGTCACCGACGCCGTGACCGCGCCGCTCACCGTGCCGGCAGGCGTAGTCTGGTTCGATCCGCGGGGCTGAAACGCAACGCCATTGGCCATTTACTGCTCCGACAAGCGCCGCTGCGTCTGGCGCTTTACGAGTTCGCTGATAGTTAAATCGGTCGGGAACCGGGCCGGCTGATCCTTCGGCTTGTCGCGGGTCACCGGGCGTGACATGCAGATATACCGCAGCGTATCCGGCGCGTGGTCCTCGCTCTCGGTGTCGACGTCTTCCGGCTTGTGCTTGTCGTGCTGGAGCGCCGGCAGCGTGCGGATGAGATGCGTGCAAGTGGAAAAGACGATGAGACCGGGCGTCTCAGTCGCATCGAGCCGTGCTCTAACTTGATCCCAACCGCCCATCCGTCCGCCCTGCGCCACCCGGGAGTTGTCAGCCCGCCGGAACCCTAAATCAAGGCGCTCTGCGATGCTAGGCCCTCCATCGCGTGCGAATGCGGCCGGGTCGAGCACCTCATCCGCCATCTTTTCGCCGGTCTCGAGATCCTTGATTCCGGCCCCGACCTTCTCTGCTGGCATCTTGCAACCGGTATTCGGCTCCCCATTCCAGCCATACCACTCGCGATAGATGACGAGCCAGCCGCGTGGTATTTCGGGAATACTGCCGTCAGAGACCGCTGCCCATAGAACACAGAACGGCTTGGCCGAGCCCCAGTCCATGCCGCGGATGCGCGCCCAATACTTCGGGATCTCGAAGGGGCGCACGACATGTCGGTCGGGATTGAACTCGGGGAAGTACGCCCCGGCAATGATGCTCCAGTCGCCCTCTTTCAGAGCTTTTACCAGTTGAGGCGATCCCAAACCGTCCATGCGCGATTCGTACTTCGGATCGTTCTGCATGCCGATCTTGTTGTCAGCCATCCGCGCACGAATAAAGAGGCGGCGCATTCCATCCTCCTCGAAGATCTGACCGCCGAGCGGGTACTCGTCGATTTTGAAATGCGCTCGCACCCAGTGATGTCCAGGGCCGCCAGGATTCGCGGAGGCGCGTATGCGCTTGTTCGGGATGTTGGCCTGAGCACTGCGCAAGCGGGCCTTGAGCATCTTGTATGCGACTGAGCTGGGCCATAGCGCAAGCTCGTCCCAGCCGATCCAGGTATAGGCGTGGCCCCAGTATTCCTGCCAGTCGTCCTGATGATCCATATGGCGCATGCGGAGTGTTGCGCCGTTCGGCCATACCCATGCCTTCTCTAACTCTTTACTGCTGCCGGTCCATTTGCACCCCGGGAACCACTGGGGATAAATCTCCTTCGAGCGGGCGATTAGATCCTCGAGCTGCTTGTAGCTCTTGCGGAAGAGGATGCCGTGCCAATATTTGCCATATGGACGCGGCACGTCTTGCGCGAAGTCACCGAGCAAGAAATCTGACTTCCCGCCGAATACCGCACCCCCGTAGAGCAGCTCATCAACCAGGTCGTGCTGAATGGCCGTTAGCTGCGGGCCCGGCTGGGCTCGCCACGGTATCACTGTGACGGTGTTCGGTTGGGATGGGCTGGGCTTCATAGTGGCCCATGGCGCCGTTCACATTGGCATCGACGGCTGAGAGCTTGGGTTTCTCGTAGCCAATCGCGGCTTTCGCGGCGTCGAGCCGCAAATCCAACGGCTGCGCAGTGTCCTTGTAGACCAGCATCAGCAGCGCGTGCGCATCGCCATCGAATGCGCGTATACCCAACGCTTCCTGTGTCAGTGCAGCAGCCTCGGCTATCGCCTCCTCCCGCTCCACGGTATGCCGGTTCTTCGCTCCCTTGGGACGGCCGCGTGGCCTGCCTGTTTGCTTGCCCATTTTCGCCCATTTAAATATTGGGCATGCCCATTAAAATAATGGGCTCACCGCTTCTTCAGCGCATGAGCCAATCGCTTGGCATGCTCGGGCTTGTGACCAGCGAAACGCTTCCCTTGCGCCTTGTCAGCGGCGACGAAGTCTTTTCCGACTGATTGAGGCACGCCAACGCGCTTGGCGGCCGCAGGATCATGGTCGACCATCTCCATGAAGCGATGCTGTTTGCCGGATATGCTGGGCATGGGGCGACCCTAAATCATCCGCGCTTGCCTTTCCAAGGGTGTCGCTTCTGATGTTGACCCCGCTTTCTAACTTTCGTGGGAATGTTCCACATGGAACATTGGCATTCTAACTTTTGCCGCCCGTTGTTTTGCGGCGGCGGCTTTCTGGCACTCGACACAACTACCGCCTTTCACGTATCGCAACGTGTGTCCAAATCTTCTGCAGGGTCGGCCCGTATACTTCTGGCTCTTGGCGTGTTCCCTCACAGTAATCGTCCTGGCAGCGTCAGCGGCCCGAGCCAGCGCATCTCCACGACCATGGTTGCGACGTAGCGCGCCCGCGGGTGCTGCCGGCGCTGGGCTTTCTTGAGGCAGCGGCCGTCGCTCCAAAGCGCAAGCATGCGGGCGGCCGTCAATGGCAGCCGCATGTAAGTTTGAGTCCCGGGAACCATCTGCTGAGCGCGCAGATCAGGCCACCGAGACACCAGTAGGGCGGTTGGGCACCGGTGGCGGCGGGGCTATCTCGAAGGTCGCCTCGTCGCTCCAAGCCGATGTGATCGGATTCCCCGAGCTGTCATTGACGCCAGTCACCGCGCGCACCGCAACCGCCAGGGGTTTGCCCGTGGGCAGGTTCGGCACGGCACTGATGAGCTCGGAGATCGCGGTACTGGGCGCCTTGGCGCCGAACGGATAGGTACCTGCGGCTGAGCCTGCAGCGCTCGTGTCACGCACGCCTACCTCGTAGGCGACGATCTCGCCAGCGGCAATCGGTGAACCATCCAGGTTGGCGGTTGGGTCAATCCAGTTTATCTGGGTCGGATTCGTCATGCGATCTCCTCGATCAGAATTTCGGTTCGATGGGGCGTACCCACGTGTTGCTTGTAGACCGGCGGCTCGAGGTGCTTCGGCTTGTCGTCCACGACAAAGCCCTCAGCGACAATGGCGTCTTGGAGGAACTTCGTGCCGGCAACGAAGTTGTCGTGGTCAAGCATCCGTGGCCCCCACCGGTGGATGGTCAGCCGAATGCGGTTCGAAGGCGCCGAAGGGAAGAGCCCAGCTTTGAGGCGCGCTTCCTTCACCAGCCAACCCCACTTGCGGCGTTCCTTGAGCTTTCGCGACCAATGCCGCCCGTGCAGCTTGTTCACGCTCGGCGTCGGCTCGTAGATCGTGAATGCGATTCTCGACCCAGTCGGCGATCTCTCTGAGCCCGGTGATGAGTCCTTCGGGGGTGGGACCACAGTCGAAGAGTTCACGCTCCAAACCTCGCGAGGTAGAAATGGTCGCGGCGAGCTTCAGCCCGGCCCGGCCGCGGTGATCCATGCACACGGCCACAAGTTCCACCAGGCGACGCTTGCTGTAACGGGTCGGGAAATCGTTCACATCGCCTCCCGCTGCAGCTCTCGCGAGTACCGGTGCGCTTTCCCGAGCCGCCGCAAACTCTCGATTTTCTGCGCACGGCGCCGGTGGGCATTACGACGGTAGTACTCACGCGCGTAATCGCGACGGCTCATGCCACCGCCCTCGCATCCTGTTCGCAAAGACCGCGCGCAGCAGCCGAGTCAGGGCGCGAGCCGAGCTCCACGCCAGTCGTCGGACCCAGCCGATATGCGATCCAATTCGGCGGCTCCGCAGTCGCACGGACTGTGCAATATTTGCCGCAGCTCGAGCGGTGTACTCCGGGGTCGGAGGTGTCCCACTTCAGGCTCATGCGGCATCCCTGCGGCTGAGGATTTCCGCTTCGGCGCGCCCGAAGTAGTCAGCCCAAACAGCCTTCTGAGTCGCCGGGTCCACCTCACCGCGATTGTTGGCTGCGAGGTCTTTCATGTCCTCCACCCAGGCGTTTTTGGCGCGCACCAGCGTGTTGACGTTCGCGATGAAATCCTCCGAGGCATCGAGCAACTTGCGATGCAATCCGCGCTTGCGCAGATCCTCCTCGCTCATGCGCATGGCCATATAGCTGGCGGGCCGCCCATAACGCTTCGGGTCCTGGCCGAGTTGCTTGGCGAGGTAGCCCAGCAGGTACCGGTTGCCGGCCTTCTCCCAAGGCTTGTCGTCCCAGGGATCAGGCCCGGTGGGCAGCCGGGGCAGATCATGCTGGCCCTCATCGAAGTCGTCGCCCCCCACCGTGCGGCATAGGCGCATGAAGTCGGGCAGGTTCGGCGGCCCACCCTTCCAGCCGAACAGCAGCCGCCGCATCCCGCGCTCGAGTTGCACGTCGTTGAGCGCCACGATCGCGGCCTTCCACTCGGCCGGCGGCGTCGCGCCGAACTTGCGCAGCAGGGAATCACCGAAGCACCCGAGCAGGCGGTCCCACACCACCGTTGCTCGCTCCTCCCGCCTGTTCGACCACTCGCTCATGCCCGTTCACCGATTGCCGTAACCGCTCACGCGCCAACTCCACCGCCGATTTCGCGGCTTGCGGTGGAGCTCGGGCGAGATTGAGTCCGCGGTCGATGTGCTCGGCATCGCGGAGGAACAGCGATATGTCGTCGTAGACCGTCCGCTGCTCGTTCTGGCCCATGTGGTGCGGCGAGAGCTTGTAGCCAGAGATGGCCTGGCGGAGCGTCGGTTCGTCGTAGCCCTTCAGCGCCTGCTGGATGCACCTGCGGCGCTTGGAATCCAAGACGGCCTTCGGGTGCCGGTATTCCGTTCGCCAGTGCTCAAACACCCGCTCGACTGGTCCAGCGTCGTCGAGCTCCTGCTCGACAGAATTCTTACTCTGCTCTCCCTCTTCTCTGATCTCCTCTGATCTGATCTTCTCTGAGGTGCAAGTTGCTAGCGGCGTGCTAGCAGAGTGCACCAGAGTCTCTGAGTCATCGGTGACTTGTTGATTTCCTTCAACTTTGAGGAAGCCGTATTGCTCGAGGTGCTGGATGGCCGATCGGAACTGAGATTCGGTGCAATCGAGGCTCGCGACCTTCTTCAGGAGGGGCCAGTTGAGGGGGATCCGATTCTTGTAGCGGACTGCTAGCAGCATGCTAGCAACCTGCACCAACCGGCTTGTGTCAGTGCCGAGAACCCAAGACTCGGTCGTGAGGATGTCGCGATAGAGTTTGATCCACGGCGGATCGCGATCCTTGTAGTGCTGGAACTCTTCCCAGTTGCAGAGGCTGATGACACTCATCGGATGCGCGCGGCTCCCCGGTCAGGCACGGTGGAGCTCCACTCAGGGAGGGAAGCGGAATGGACGCGCGCAAAATCTACCGAACCATCGACCAGAGCCAGCGGAAGAGCAGGATCAGCACACCCCACATCGCGAACGAGACGCTGAACGCGATGGCGAGGCACCAGTGCGGAGGCAATGGCTCGTCGTCGTCTCTGAGCGGCATGAC